TAACGCATTGTTTACGGTTTAAGGCATCTCTATAGTCTTTCCTACTGTTTATATCATCTACATTAGAAAGTAGCTTAGAATTGTTTTTAGTGTTAGGTACTTTAAAAGTTTTTGAATAAGTACCAGTACGAGCTTTTAAATTATCTAGGTTTACAATACCCTTAGTTAATACTAATGGGAAATCAGTAAAGTTAGTTAAATCTAAATCACCTAGTACATTGTTACTCGTATCTAATATTCTAATTACTACGTCATTCATCCTCTTAAACCTCTTTCGTTATTAGCTAAACTAAAATTTAAAATAAACTGTATAGGCATATTATTCTCGTTAACTTTTACACCGCTACCATCATCAATAATAATACTAAAGTAACTACCATCTACCTCAATCCAAGCCATGTTATTAGTTAACATACTTTGAGCAAAAGCTAATGTATCTCTTCCAATTGACTTAGAATAAGCTGTAAAGTTTTTAACCTTTGTATTTCTTACAATAGCACTACCATAATCACTAGAACTATACGTACTACTTAAAGCTTTTTGATACCTAGTAGATTTATTAGTATAGCCCTCAATCTGATTACCTTTTAAAGTTATACTATCTTGTTTACCAAACTTATTAACGAAATGTACTCTCAAATCTGTAGAGCATCCATCAACTATATTATATCTTCTTAACTCTGATTTATTACCATCATCATTAATTAGCCTAACTGTATAATAAGCAACATTAGTTAAACTAATACCAGCGTTAATAAGGTTTTGAGTACCTACGGGAGCATCTAAATAAGGCTCTACTAAAGAACTTACATTAAACTCATTCCATTGCGTTACATTTATTAAATCAGTGTTTAATAAAGCATTAGCACTATTATAAGTTAATACTTGTATTTTGTAATTCTTTACCCCTCCTGTAGATACAGCATAAGCCATACCTAAGAATTCATTTTGATTAAGCTCTATAGTTTTTGGATTAGTACTCTCAGTAAGGAATAGTTTATCATCTGATACCATTGAGTAATCAGATACACTAAAGCTATTAAGATCAAAATGGCTCTCACTCCAATTAAAACCAGTAAAAGTAGAACTTTGGTAATTAAAATTAGTATTGTTTGCATCCGCTGGATCGTAATTAGTTTCTAATAATCCTGTTGTTGGGTTTTCTGTTACCTCGTAGGCTTTTATCTTAAAAATAATACTATCCTCAGTTTTTGTAACCGTACTTTCTCCTAATGTTTTTAATATAAAGTCAATATTAACACTTAAAACATCGGATATATCAAAAGTAAACTCATTAGTAGTGCCTAAGTTAGGTTGTACGCTTGTTGCTGACTTTCTTAAAAATACAGTACCACCATCATAAGATACTACGGTTTCAATTATTAGGTGTACTATATCAGCATTATTACTATCTAATTGAAACACCACAGGACTATAGGCTAGTGCTGGTGATGTTGGAGCTGTTACTAAACTTATTGCCATTACTTATTATCTTTATTATAGTCTTGAACTATATCAGTTACTATATCATCTACGTTTCTAAACACTTCTCTGCCTAAAGCCTCTACTATTGGGTTAATCTCAGTAAGTATTACAAAGTCTATAAAACCAGCCCTACGACCGTTATTACTAAACTTAAAACTGCCTTGAGTTGGTGAACCCTCTTTAAATATGCTCATCTGAATAGCAAAAGCCATATTCTTTACTTCTTTATCACCACTAGCTATACCTTTACGCTCTATCCAATCTACTAAAACGCTTATAGGTACTTTCTTTGCTCCGGCTTTTCTACCATCATTAACATACTTGCTATAATCTTGCATTAGTATCTCAATAACTAAACTATCAGGTAGTTGCATAGTCCTACCCTCCATAGTGCTAATTAACTCACCAGTAGCTTTATGACCTTGCCCGATTAACTCAGTTTGCAAAGCCTTTATTATCATATTTTCTACCTTAGAAAAGTCTAGCATTAGTAATTAAATATACCAGTTACACAATTCGAATCTAATTCTATTGTTATTGAGTACTTAGATGCTACTAACTTATCATTGTGAACATCATGAGCCATAAAACCGCCTATAGTGTTAAACTCTACTATACTAAAGCCGTTATCTCCTGATATATTTCTATTAATAACCTCAGCTATATATTTGTCTAAAATAGCATCTACCTCCGCTTGACTTTTTTGTAACGTCTTAACTGCCTGTACATCTCTATTTCGCAAATTATAGCAAAATACATCAAAGGTAAAACGCTTATTATTCGGTAAAAAAGAATTATTAATATCACCTCGTATAGTGTTAGGAGTAGAGTTTACTAAAATTAATGGATAGCCTTTAGCGTTTTGTGTTCCGTTAACTGCGCTAACCCTGTTATAAAGAAAATAGCTAACATCATCAAAGGCATTAGCTATTATCTGTAATTCATCTATTATATTACTGTAATCAGCCATAATTTAAATATACTAAAATAATTTAGATTGATTCTAAATAAGGACTTACTTAGTAGTTTATTTCCTTAAATCTACCGTTTAAAGTTTCAAAAGTTGTCTGCATATCTCTAGGAAGCATATCAATACCAAAAGCCCACATCTCAAAGATAGCTAATAGCCGTCTTGTATTGTTCTTATGGCTGGTAGTACTAAAGATTGAATTAATTCTATACTCAAAAGCCTTTACAACATCATACCTAAACTTCTCAAATAACTCAATAACGTACTTAATATCATCCTCAGAAATACCCTTTTCTCTCCACTCATCTACAATAGCACCAATATATTTAATATGCATTTGAGTCTGAGCTTCTATAATGTACATTTTAAACTCATCAGGATTCATTTTTTCAATATCATCCTTTAGTATGTTGTTAAAACTTTCTGAACAAACTTTAATTTTATACTTTACAAAGTCTTTACACATTTTACTCTTAGAAATGTCATATTCACCATGAGTATAAAACTTCATAAAAGATACTTCTTTCTCAACCCTTGCACAGGTATTAAAAACGTCATGATGCTCTAAAGATTTGATTGTTAGTTTATGCTTTACACTTAAAAAAGTATTTACCCATGTAGGTATACTTTTTTTAAATATCCACATAAAAGATAAAGACAATATAACTAAAGCAGATACTAAACTACTTTCTAAATTCTCAGCTAATACTTTTAAAACGCTCTCCATATTACATCAACATAAAAAAATCACCGCCTGAAGTATCAACCGTATTAGTTAAACCTAGTATTTCTGTTCTATCTAGTGATAAACTACCAAATGTAGAAGTACCCCGTAATGATATAACACCAGCACTATGACCAGCATTAGCAGATATAGCACCCGTAGCTACTTGTCTATTAGTGTTGTGTTGTGAGTAAGTTCTATTAGTACCTTGTGGTATTTGTTGGCTTGTAATAGCGTTAATACTACATGAAGTAATCATTATTAAACTATCATCAGAAACGGTTAAATTTTGAGTGTTTGGTGTTGATTGACCGCCTGTTCTTAATGAATTTCCTATACCTCCTGAGTTAGTAAAGCTTCTTATGTGCATACTAATAGGATTCCACTGACTACCGTTAAAATTAACTCTTAAAGTATTGTTTCCTGTTGGTGGGTTTTCTAAATAAAAGAAAGCCATTCTTTGACTTAATCCACTCCTATTTATCTGATATAATTGAGTCATTGCAACACCACCATAAGTACAGCTTGTGTATGTCCTACTATTACTCATAGTAAACTGAGCTATTATTAAACCATTATCACCAGTATCTTGAGTATGGTTTTGAGTTTTAAAGTTAGCCGCTGGTGTTTGGTTAGCACTTGTAGTATTTCCTTTAGTTGGTACAGCCATTATAATTGGTTTATGTTAGTAATTTCACTAAGGTTTAAACCCTCTACACTCTCAACTTCTATTCTAGCCTCATTAACATAGCTAAAACCACTAAAAAAAGTACTTATTGATACTTCACCTAATTCTAACTTTGTCCTATTTTCTCCTAAGAAAGCACCTAAAGAAACATCATAAGCCTCATTTATCTCATTTATTAAACTTACCTCAGTAGTATAACCAACATCCGTATACTTTAAATTATCAGCACCCTCTAATTCTATCTTACTAATTATTGTTATCATAATTATACCTCTTCTTTTATTGCCACTACATCCCACTTAACACCAGCCTCATCATAAACACAACCAATGTATAAAATCTTATTAGCTGTTGTTGTTGTTGGTAAAGTAACACCAATGGCTCTATATATTCCATTCCATGTTAAAGCTCTATTAGTTCCGTTATCAGTTAATCTAATAACTAACTTCATTCCCGTTGATGGTGTACCTGTTGGAGCTGCTATAGTTAAAGCACTAGCTAAATCTGTTACGTCCTCTTGCTCATTCTCATCAATGTTAGGAGTTAAAGTTGTTGCAGTTTCTACACTGTTTACAATAGGCTTTATAATATTCTTTCTAGTAATACTTTTCTTAACATAACTAGCATCACTATCCTCTATTATAAACTCATCCTGATTATCTACGCTTGTTTTCTCTGTTATTCCTGTAATCTCGTTAGCAGCGTTAACATGAACAGCGTTAGCATCAGCACCACCACCACCACTAGAAACATCTATATAACCTTTAACNGCTGTATAAAGTGCATCAATATCAGCAGTAACAGGACTTGTAACCTCACTAAATGGAATAGTTATATATACTTGCCCTCTTTGGTTACCGTCATCATCTGAATCATCGTAAATATTAATGTTAGTACCTCTTTTAAGAAGTTTAACATTATTGTGTTTGATATAAGTAACTGCCCCTCCGAAGTCTACCTCTATACCGCTAGTTAAATTTGTAATTGTAGCCATTAATCTATAAAGTTTCTAATTGATAAATAAAGAGCATCTACGTTAGCTGTAGCTGGATTAGTTACCTCAGCACTAGTAAACCGTAATGCGTTAGCTCCTGATCTCCTTTCTGAGTTATCGTAAATGCTTAAAGTTGTTTCTGATTTAAGAAGTTTAACATTATCATACTTGATAAAGTAAACACTACCACCGTTATCGGTAACCTCTATACCGTCTGTACTATTTATTATTGTTGCCATATTTTTAGATATACGGCTTGTAGTTGGATATAACTAATGTACAAAAAAAAGAGGGTAATTAAACCCCCTTTTAAAAATAAATTTTGTTTATTGGATATTTTTACTTATAAACTTAACTATAATTCTAATTAATATTAAGCTAAATAACAAACCTATTAAACTCATTTCTTAAGCTTTAGCACCTCATTTAATACTCTAAAGTCTGCTAATAGTTGTGTATGTGTATTACTTGCTTTATATCTCTCAATACAACCCATTATAATACTATCAATCTGCTCTATTTGTAATGAAATCATCTTAATACCATCTGATCTATCTTTCTTAGCTTCTTTCTTTAATGGTTTAGATGTTTTTACTGCTATTAAATCTGCTCTTATCTGCTCTAATACTACCTCAGCTTTATTAATTAAGTCAGGTATTTCCTTAGATGCTTTTGTTTTTAACTCCTCTTGCTGGTTTATTGTTTCTATTTGACTAACTCTTTGAGATACTAAAGTAGCTTTAAAATCTCTCTCATTTTCTAGCTTGTAAACCTCATTTAATGCAGAGAAGCTATCGTAATCTGTTTCATACGTTTTATTTCTAATCTCCGTTATCCATTTGTTTAAAAACTCAATACGGCTTTTAAATACTTCTAACTCTTTCTCTAATACTTTTTTTGTGGCTAAACTCATGTGGCTTAATGTTAATTTTGTTTTATAAAATCTATTTTTGTTGTAGTTGGTATATGTCCAATGGCTATATGTATCATTGCTATTTCATCACTTAGCTCATCCATTTCATTCTCGTTATCAAAGTACTCAGGGTTTAGAGCCATACCTATTTTTTCATCCATAATGCTAAAATAATAAATTACTTTTTATGTTCGCATATAAGATTAGAATTAATTAAGACTTCATGCCCTAATTTTATAGCATCAGTAAAAATAAATGTATCACTAAAAGCATTAGGATTAAGTTTTAAGTCTACTCTAAACTCTACTTGCTCTAAAACATTACGGCTAAACAATGTACAACCTATTCCAGTAGCTGTTATTCTAGCATCAGGATCTACTAATAAATGTCTTAATGGTAAAGTACCTTGACCCATTATATTATAGCCATGTTCTCTAGTTAGTATTTTCTCACTTCTTACAGCTCTCCTATCAGAAGTTGAGGTTAAACATAGTACATCCTCATCTTTTCTAATTTCATAGGTAGCAGTAACTATACTAGCCTTGTAAACATCAGCATAACTAACTAAGTTTTCTATAATACATTCACCAGCGAATACATCAGACTCTAACATTAATAAATAATCATAATCACCATTTAAAAAGTAGTTTCTGATTATGTTTTGATGTCTAGCTAACTCAGATTTAAAGTTACCATTGATAGGTTCGTGTACTGCCTTTATACCGTTTTCCCAAAACTTTTTAACGTGTTTAGAGTCTTTAGAATTATCTAATACAAAGACGTCGTATAATGGATATGTAAAGGTCTTAATCTGATTTATAAACTCATCTACGCAATAATCTTTTTTATCTGCTGTAGGCATTGAAATAAGTACTCTAGGATACATCATAATACATTACATTATCAACTTTTACTAATCTTTTTTTATGTTCTAATACCTTTTCATACATATATTTATACATATCAGCTCCCTCACGTTTATTTTTTTCTAATAAATACTGTTCTGTTTGTATTACTTTCCAGTTATAAACATTGAAATTTATAGTTGATATAAATAACTTTTTACCCCAATATGATGGACATTTATGCATATATATAAACTCGTTTAATTCATAGCCTATTTGCCTGTCAAACTGTCTAATAATATCGGCTTCGCTTTGTATTTGTTTGTGTTTCATGCTTAATCGTTAAAGAATAAATTTAATATATGCTCTGCTGATTCATTACCAGTAATACTAGTTCTTAGCCAATCCTCAATATTAGATAAACGTACTTTTAACTCTTTGTTCTCTTTTAGTAGGTTTTCGTTTACCTTAGAATTATCTGTTTTAATGTACTCTACTTTATAGTCATAATCCCAATTGATAAAATTATCACTTACATAAATAATATAAGGAAAGCCTATTTTATTAAAGTTATCAGTTAAAGACGGCTTAAAGTCCTCAGGATAAACATCAGTAGACCATCTGTAACCCTCATTACCTAGTCTAGCTAGTGTTTCTTGCTCTTGTTCTTTATTGTTAATCTTAATAGTCATGTTGTTTTTGTTTAGTGTGAAGTGCTAATATAGTAAATTATTTAAAAAAACTAACCGCCTTTGCACATTGTTAAGAGGTGTGCGGTTACTTGGTTTTTATTTAGTATGTAAAAAAAGCCCCGTAGGGCTGTTGTTTA